TTTAGCTTCTGCTTGATCTGCGCTCGGAATATCGATAGCAAATGAAATAGATCTGGAAGTTTGCTGAAAGCTTTGGATAGGATCCATACGTCCGAACACCGATGTAGGATTCCAGCTAGAAGTATAGTTGTCACTATAAGATGTCAGAAACGCAGGAAACTGAACCGATTTATCTGTTGGTACATGGAAGAAGTGAATAAGGTATCCTTTTCTTTTAGTATAGGTAAGGATGGGACTTGGATCATAAGAACCTTTCATTGTTTATCTCACTTGTATGGATTTAGCGTATCTGCAACAACGCTCTTGACAAAAGCTCTCATTTCTCTACCTTCTAGCACAACAGTTAGATTTATGTTTGGTACACCGCCAGCCATTGCTGGCATAGCAGATCTCATTGCTTTTGCTATTGGTTCGACAAGATAATCACCATTCGTTTCCAAAGGCAAGACGGCTTCACGACCAGCTTCTCCAATAGTGACATTGCTGATTTCGCTAGTAACAATACCTCCTGCTGCCATTTCAGTAGGGGCCGCAGAACTTTCTTCTCCACTCCCCATGAAGAAGTCAGTCGCAGAAGTCCCCGAGAGATCACCGGCTAATAAAGCAGCATCAATAGCCAATGAAGCTGCTGTTCCAAAGCCGGGCAAGAGCGTTGAGGCCGCGCCGGAGGCCAGTTCCGCCACCGCGCCGATAATGTCACCATCCATTGCTCGGGCAATTGCAGAAACTATCCCCAGTATCAAACTCAAGCCGGGAATCTTTTTTAGTATACTAGTGCCGAAAGTTCGGCTAATAGTCGTACTAAAGCTAAAAAAAAGTTCAATTCCTTCAGCCAAGCCCTTGCCAAGCTCACTGATACCCTTAACTAGATCCCAAATAAAGTTGAACTTGGAAAATACTTTGGTAATACCCATAGAAAAAGTTGCTATATTATTGCCGATGTTTATGATCATTTGCATAAGTGATTGACCAGTATTCACAAAGTTCATAATCGCATCAGAATTTGTAGCAAACATCTTTTGAATAGCGGCCATGCTGTCAGCCATTGTCATTGTGGCCTTGGCTTGATCCTGCATAGAAATAGCAGAATCTTCTGAGCCTTCAATAAACTCGTTGATTGAGTCTGCCGAATCCAAAACTCCCGAATCCAACTGGCCGAATAACTTTCTCATCTTACCAATGTCGCCATTGATACCGGGAATGCTTTGGGCAAATGCTTGCATTTCCCTTCTGCTCATGGAGTTGACAGATTTACCAGCAGAATCAAATGCTTGTTTTAGTTTCAAGATTTGTTCAGCAGGATCTTCAGTATTCAACATGTCAACAGTATTAAGGAATGGACCACCGAGTAAAGCATTGAGCTTTCCAACTGATTCGGCTGCACCTTCAAACTGGTCAAAGCCCTGAGCAATAGCTTGAAGATCTTCAATGGCAACACCAGTTTTCCTAGTTATCATTTCCATTCTACGGAAAACTTTCTCATAGTTTGAACCGTATTGAGCTAAGAACCCTTGTACCTTGGCAAAGTCAGACATAACTTCTTTTGTAGATTTACCGATAGCATTTGAGAAAGAACGCATCTCTCTCACATTTTCTTGCGCGCCTTCGACTGAATCTCCAAAGGCTTTTGTCATGTTTTGAATAGTCTCAGAGTATTCATCATTAGAAATACCGAATCTTGTCATTACAGCAGAATCAGTGGCCAAACTAGTCCTCTGCTCTTCGGACATGTCGATGTAATCGTTAATGTTCGTATTCAAGCTTTCAACAGCAGCCGCCGATTCTTCATAACCAATATTAAACTGACGTACTCCTCTATCCATAGCGTTGATAGACTTCAATATTCTTTGGGTTTGCTCTGGACCATAAGACTTATTTAATGATGCTCTTGTTTTGTCTATTGCACCGAATAGTTCAATGTTAGCATCAACAAAGGTATTTATAAGAGATGTTCCAATCTTTGTGAGTGAGAACGAACTCTTTAAACCAGCACCGAATCCTTTTAGATTGAATGTTCCATCTTGTAACGAATCAGCAAACTTCGATAAAGCACTATCGGTAATACCCATTGACTGCGCTAGGCTGTTTCCAAAACCAGCGCCAGCATTCATCGATTCATTGAAGCCTCTCAGAGCAATATCGGCTTCTACAAGTTTGTCTTTTTGTTCTTCTATTTCTCGGGTAACATCAGCAAGTCTCGTGGCGTAATCCGCCATAACTGTGCCCGCAGCATCCGCGGCGGCTTTCTCAGCTTCAAGAAGTCTTAACTGCGCTTTCTTCGCCGCGAGGAGAGCTTGTTCTTGCTCTCTCAGATTCTCATAGTATTCAGAGGAGCTTTCAGATAGATTTCGTTGTTCAATCTGAAGCTCTCGTAGTAAAGCTAACTGATCTGCTATAGACTGATTCGCCCTAGTTATATCGTCTGCCATTTTTGGACCCCTTTATAATAAAACAAATCAGCTTTTGAATGGCCAAGGAATCCCTGTTGAAGATTCAAACTTACGAACAGCTTGTTGCAAAACAGATCTGGTTCTATATGTAACAGGGTTATCTAACCCATATCGATGTGCGTCAGCCATGTAACGACGCTCAAGTCCCATAGCGGCGATCAAAGCACCAAGCTCATCACGCGATCCTGCAAGACGGAATGGAAGCTCAATACCTTTAGATCCATAAGTAGCTTTTAGAAGAGTACTTGTCCACCAACTCATTGCATCAGCAAGAGCCTCATTCAGTTGGTCTTTAGCAAACCTTTTCTTTACTTCTTCAAGATCAATAACGTTATGTTGGTTTGTCATGAGTCACCTCTAGATAAATAGTTGGAAACGAAAAAGACCGCCTTTTGGGCGGTCATAAGGTTACTTCTTTGGTTTTTTAGATTTTTGAACTTGTTCGGCTTCTTTCTTTATTTGATCACCAAGTCTTGTCAAAAACCATCTTCGGATAGGAACGGGTATGTTATAACTTTCAAAAATAGAGAATCCTCCATAATACTTTAGTTGAAACATCTCCTCATAGACACCTTGGATGTACTTAGAAGTCAGGCCAAAAAAACTTTACACCAATCGGTACCTCCACGACCGATTCTTGATTACAAGTATCACACACTAGTTTGTGACGTAGTTCGGTTGTTGGTGTCGCTTGTTTGATAGCTTTTCTCAAGAACCTTGAATCAAAAGCTGGCATGTTCATGATGAATGCGTGAACAAGTCCAAAATCTTGATTTCCATCGATTGAAAGAACAACCCTCTTGAACTGATCCGTTACTTGATTGGATGTTGGATTCTTTTCGCTTACATTAGATAACGACCTTTCATCGTATCCGTTGTACAATCTAAACTCAATAGTCTTTTGGGATTTTGGAAGAGTAACCAAACATGTTCCGTTAGTAGTAATTCTAACATCAATCTCTGGTTGTTGATAGCTTGGTTCAAACTGATGGAGATCACAAACAATCTCATTTTTCTTGGAACAGAAAGGACAGCTTACAGCAGCTTCGTAATCATTTCCATAAGCGGAAGATCTTGCTGCAATCAAAATAGCACTACGATCACATACGAGCAGAGTACCGGGATCAAGAGACTTATCAACTATAATGCTATCAATCAAACGTTCAAGGACAAGGCCCTTCTTGATCAAAGCCTCTGAAGATAGGATGTCTTCTTCTTTGGCCGTCATGTACCTTATCTCGATTGTCTCCTTGTTATGCAAGGGATGCTCAGGTGGATAATACATTCCTCTTGATGGTAACTCTACAAACTCGGTTGGAACGGAAACAGTTATATGAGTTTGTGGGAATGCGCTTACGGGTTCAACACTAAAAGCAGGCTGTTGTGCAGACAGCCTGCTTTGATTATTTCTAGACACTTTTACCTCTCAGGTGTATAATATCAGTTAGTTCTGCCAGTTGTAAAGAACGTATTCATATTTGCTTTGAAACCACTTGTACCGGCAGGTTGACCAGAGATATCGACCAATGAACCTTCTGGTACATAGCAAGTAGCCCAATCGTACTTAATGGTTAGTGTGATTTCTGATAGTTCTTCATCACTGTAGCTCAAATCACCAAGTTCAATATTGGTGAGGAATGCGTTGTTTAGAGTCCATTGCTCTTGGATATCATCACCACCTTCAGAACCAATCTGCTTGATGACAACACCCTTTAGGGCACCGATAGCACGGCTCTTTGAGATAGTGCTAAGTTGGTCGCCTACTGGAGCATTCGGAATCTTATAACCGGCATTGGAGATAATAGCCATTGTGTTAGCAACGGCATCTGGCTGGACGGGATCAACCAAGGTACAAGTAACTTCTTGCCACTCTACTCTACCGGGATAGTTGAATGTGTGATTCAAGAAGATATGGGATGTTGAAGTGACATTGAACTTTGGCTTCGAAACCGACTTGGCGTACCATGTAGCACCACCGGGGAAAGCTAATAGCTCAACAACAAACCTATATTTTCTCTTTGGATCTTTTAGTGTACCATCTGTCCAGAATGCCATGTTAATATCTCCTTGTTATAGTAAATAGTGCTATTACAACTTTCAGTCTTCGAAAGAAGCTCCAGTTCTGGAGATTACGAAGTCAACTGCAATGAACTCGATTGCTCTTGCTGGCTTGAGTAGAATCTTAGCGTATAGAACGTTACGATCAATCAAGTCTGGAGTTGTGGTTGATTCATCGAGGATAAGTCGGTATTCGGTCAAACCTAGACGAGATTGGACAGAAGCCAAGAATGGCTCGACAGCAGCCTTGAATCGGTTCCAAGTAACACTTACGTTTTGATCGAACAGAATGCTTGTAGCAAATCTTGAAACTTGTTTCTTGATGTAGATCAAGAGTCTGCGGACATTGATACGATCAAGAGCCGAAGGGGTAACTTGTAGAGTCTTCTGGCCGAAGATTACAATACCTTCTGATGGGAACGAAGCGATTGGATTGATGTTTGCTTGGTATAGATCATCACGTTGCTTGGCAGTTAGCTTCTCTGCAACGTTGACGACAGGTAGGCCACCGGCACCGGCTGTTAGACCACCACGGTTGAAACCGGCTGGTGCGAACCATACTTCGCTTACACGCTCAGAAGAAGCCATTGTACCAAGGGCGACGACTGAAGGTGGAACCCAGACGAGTGAACCAACGCGAGGATCGCGGATTTGGACCCAAGGGTAGTAGGCGCAAGCGTAAGAGGTGTTTAGTCTGCGGCTGCGGAGGTTTGTAATAGCCAAGGAAACTGTACCAAGTCTATTCTTGAAAGACTGAGTTGATTCGGTTGTAGCATCGTAACCATCGTCAATATCGATGATTGTGAATGCATCGCCACGGTTCTCACATGCGGTGATCACCTTATCGGTGATTGCGGAGTTGCGGATACCGGGAACAACGATCATGTTTGTTTCCAACATATCAGGGTCAGAAGCCAAGTCAACTGCGACCTCTAGTGCATTGAATACAGCAGAGTTTGTCTTGGTAGCTCCATTCAAACGATTGTATTGGAAAGGTTCTGCTTCTTGAATGTTTAGACCATCTGAACCACCTTGGAACAAAGCTGTGAATCTTGTGAAACCAGCATTGATTGTGGCGGTATAACCACCGCTTGTTGCAGTTCTAGAAGTACCAGCGCGGCGTGAACCAGAAAGGTAATAAGCAGCAGTACTATTGGAAGGAATAACAACATCATCCAATGAGAAGATCCAGTGATGCTCGTAAGGAGCAGCAGAATCTAGCCCACTTAGACCAATGTTCTGATAAGTATCATCTGTACCATAGAGACGCAATGTGTCAGGGACACTGTTGTCGAAGCGATTTGATGTTGCAGAGATTGTTGTTCTAGCGCCAAAGTAAGCTCTTGTAGTATCGGTGATACCACCATCCGAAGCTGAAACTCTCTGAGAGGTACCGGGGAACACGATAGAAGCAGTAAATGCAGCAGAGCCTGTTAGGATCTTTGCAGTTGTATCTGCTGAAGGCCATGAACCGGAAGAGATGTATGAGGCTGGAAGTGTATTAGTATCATGCTTTAGTCCAAGAACTCTCTTAGGACGGATTGGGCCGTAAACACCAAATGGAAGTGATACTGGACTGACACCTAGACCGCTTTCAATAGCAGGATTAACCTCTACGCGGATAAAGCGAGATTGATTATCGTATTGACCATATTCTTTGTTGGTTCTGGTTGCGTAATCGAAACGTCTTGTCTTATCACCGATTCTAGCACCGATGTAGTCAACAGAAGATGGGTTTAGATTTACGTTATCAAACCTTTCTAGAACGATTGGGTTTGTGTCATTGTCGCGGAGACTCCTGACGACGACACTAAACTTGCCATAGCTCTCAACATCAGAGTTGGGAGATACGGTGAGGTTTTCAATAGAAACTTTGATGTTCTTTTGGGTCCACTCACCAGCATCTAAGCCGTGGAAACGGAAGAGCTTTGTCATGTTCTCGTAGTCAAAGCTAGCTGTATCCGAGCTTAGATCTTGCGAGAAGAACCAACCGGTCCTACCATCAATAATGTTGGAGTTCTCTCTTAGGCTTGTTCCATCTTGGAAAAGCATGTAGCCATAGTTCTTCTTAGCAGAGAGTGAACCGCTAGCGACAGGAGCTAACCACGCAACAACATTCACCTTTCCAGATAGCCTTGAAGCTACTTCTGTTTCGTATGATTCGCCTAACCAGTATACTTGTTCGTTCTTGGTTAGGGTATTTGGATCGACTACACCATCATTTGTAGTAACTGGATTAGTGTTTAGCACGTTTCTAATGAACTGATTAGAATCACGGTCAAAGTTGAACTTGAGTTTAGTGCCGGGGCTGACCAAACTTCCAGCAGCACCGTCGTAGATTGTCATAGTAAAGTTGGTGGCTTCTGCACTACCACCAGTAATCTTTATGACTTCATTTGTCTTTTCACCTTCTGCACCAGTTCTATCGACAGTTCCTGATAGGAAAACTGAACCAGTTGAGAGGTAGATAACAGCAGCAAGTGAACCAGTTCCGTGATCACCGTTTGATTCCGATGGGGCTACGAACAGACCCAAAGCACCAGCGTTTGAGCTATAGGTACGGATTGTTGGTGTGCCAGAACTGTAATCCATAGTAGTCCAACCGGCGTAACCAGCCTCTTCAGCATCTGGATGTGGGACGCCCAAAAGACGAACGAAGTTTACTGGTCCAACGTTTGCGTTTAGATAAGCTTGTGCGCCATAAGCACCGTAAGTAGGGCCAGCAAAGTTGGATGCTCTATACTCAGAGTTTTCGCCGCCAGCATTTGGGTAGCCAAACTCATCAACGAAATCAGAAAACGAAGGAACGTTGATTGGACTCATTGCACGGCCCTTGGAAGCGCGACCGATTACTGTTGGTCCAACGGCACCGGGAAGTTGTGGAACTTGTGAGTTATCGATCTCATTTAGAAAGATACCCGGTGAAACAAACTTAAAACTATTAGCTGGCATAGATTTCTCCTCTATAGAACTTCATAAATAAATAGTTAGTTTTTAGCCCAAACGTCAGCGTCGGTAGAAAGAACTCTTGGTATAGTTTGGCTTTTCATCTAATACTATTTGTTCTTTACCGAACTTGAACTGAACTGCGTTCTCTCTTATAGCTATCTTTGGCCTCGCTTCATTAGCAGAAGATCCTAACAGATAACCTAAAAGGTTTATGTCTATAGTACTTTTATAAATCTTTTCTTCATCTTGATAAGAAGTACTATTGTTTTCTTGTCCAAAGTTACCATCTATAAAACCTTCAAACTTGTGCCCTTCATGCTTGACAAAGAAGTTATTGATCTGTCCTGTCCTAACAATAAAAGGTGTAAGAAGTTCATTTATCTGTTGTTGGTACTCAGTTCTGATGGATACTTTGTATGATACTTTTACATAGGTCGGTATAGGCATTGATAGAGTTTCATAAACTACTTTCTTGCCAACACCGGGATAGTTGTTTTGTCCCGGCCCAATACCAGAAGTCAAAGTGGCGCTTGTCCTGCGTTTATCTGCATTGATAAAGTCTGCGCTTTTACTTTGATTTATACGACGAGCAACTTCAATAGCACCGCCCTTTTCATCATTGAAGTTTGGTATGTGCGCCCATGCTATACCTTTGAAGCTACTATCCTTCACTAAGGAAGTTCTTTCTAATGTAATCATTGGAAAAATCAAGATGTCATTTTCATCCCTAAGATTACGATTATTCTTGATCTGAAATGCGCGCTCGGCGGATACCCACCTGATCGGGACTTTGGTAAAACCTTTGTTGGTATTTACATGTAGATTAAGTGTTTCATCCAAGTATCTAAACATAGCTGTGTCCATAGTTTCAATCGTGGATGGCATAAGGCTAATCTCATGCAAAATGTCACTTGCATTATCAATACCGGTATGATCGTATTTGTCTGTAGAAAGAGGCTCTGGTGGAGATAATGGTTTTTTAGCTGGCATCGAATAGTCCTCTTCTTGAAACCTTACAGGTTGCGGCTACTTCCAAGGATTCGCCTACTTGACCGAACAACTGCTTGGGTTCTTGCAAAGTCATGATTTCATAATACAAACCGTCATACTTAACAAAATCACCTTCGCGGACGAAGACATCTTGGTCTTCTTGCAATCTGCGTTGGTGAAAGTGTACAATAATCTCAGCAGCCTTATCCAAGCCAAATCCCTCGGTCTGAACAGTTCCGTAACTAGACCACTCGACCAAAGCATACACCCTGACGGGTGGAAGAAAGTTCTTTATTA